ATCCTTTTTTAGCCATTGTTTCTCCTATGAAAAAAAAGGGGGGAATAATCCCCCCAAAATATTTATTGAGTATAATAAACCCAGAAATAAATTGTACCGGTGATACTTGCACCACCAGTAGTAATTTTTAGATCTGTTTGTTCAGATACTTTGTACCCTAATCCAGCAACCGCTGTGTTAGCAGCTGTTGATCCAGCCAACATTGATTGTGCTTGACCGGCAGCATTCCATGTTCCCACGGCAGCAAGGTATCTATCATCATCACCACTATCACCAACTTTTAAAGTTGATGAACCACCAAGAGCATCAGCTTTGATAATTACATCATGGATCGTAGATCCAGCTGGTATTCTTGCGATAGTAATGTCAGAACCACTTCCAAGAGAAGATGCTTCATAAGTATCGTGCCAAACTTTCATTCCAGAAAGATTACCACCATCACTCATTACACTAGGAACGGCATCAAGATTTGTTATTGCAACACTTTTTACACTAGCCATATCTTAACCCTCCTATTCGTTGCACGGAATTTGAACTACTTTAACTTCTTCCATTCGAGTAGCACCAATGCTCATGCAATAGTACACTTGTGTGCTGTAAGATTTGTCTGCTCTTTCGTCTATTCTAGCAGAAATATCTTTTCCTATTGCGAGTTTGATTGCATCTTCGGTGAAAGCGAAACATAGTCTATCATCCGTATTACTTGCATCGAAGCTAAGTCTGTTTGACATAATAAATTTAAAACCTAGGAAAGAGTCAACTTGACCTTGTGCCAAAGCTTTAACAGTATTGAAGTCAGAAGATTTAACTTCCGTAGTGTTTAACAAATCACTTATTTGAGTTGCTCCACACACGACATATCGTTTAAGTGATGGATCTACATCTTGTAAATCCAATTTCTTTTTTGCATCCAATAATTTAGCAACAGTTAAACCATCTGATTGGTTTGACGTTGCAAACTTTTGAGTGCTTGGTAAAGCGGTAGATGTACTACCAGTTTCACCAGTATAGGCTGTGCCGCCTAAAGCAGTTATGACTACATCATCCATTGATCTACCCATTGCAGCAGCAGCTGCTTTTGCGTAGCTTGAAGTTGGATCGATTAGCATTCTAATTTTATCTGGATCATCTATAAGATCAGCCCATTCGTAGTCTGCTAAACTAACTCTTCTTCTTGAATGAGGAGTATCAATTTGTGGTGTATCTGCATGTCGAGAAGTTTTTAGTTGTGCACTAACACTTCCAACCTGGTCAAAATATGCATTCTTACCAGTTACAGTTTCCACATCTACTGCTTCACGCAAACGGCTACCCATTTGTTGTGAAAGCATTTGTACATTGTTTGAATACTGTTGTACAAAAGCTGTAGTTATTTGATTAGACATTTATGTCCTCCATCAATGTGAAAAATTTTTTGATTAAGCTCCCCAAACAACTGGACAAAATCTACATTTAACGATTGCTAATCGTGATACTTTTCCTCATGTCAATGGAACCTAAAAGGCTACTCCATCACCCAATATTTCTATTGGTATTCTTATACGGTAAACTCCATTAGACGAGCCACTTCATCAACGGCTCTTGAATGATTAGGATGATTTTTCTGCCAATAAGGAGAATTTTCTTCCATTAATTTACCAATTTCTTTTTGTGCTTCATCTGGTGTCATTACCATTTCTTGTGGTGCACCATTTAATTTATCTTCACTAATAGCTTCTCCTATTTTAATAAAAGCACGGATCATATCTGGATGATTACCCAGCTGTGAACCATCAGCTAATTTAGTTTCAAAAATTTCTGGTGAAGCAAATTGCTTTGCTACTCGTTCTGCTAATTCTAATTTACTAGGAGCAGCTTGTCCAAACTCTTTTCGTAAACCTTGCACAACAGTTTCTTTATTATCATTTAATGCAATTTCTCCTTGCTGCACGACAGCCTGGTTCATCTCATTATAAAATTCTAATATACCTTGTGCCTGGTTTGGTAATAAACCAAGTTTGTGTGATACTTCTTTAAATTGATTTAGATTGGCACCGTCATCTCCTTCTGGCAAATTATAATTTAATTCATAATTTTCCGGAGAGTCCGGTCTGCCTAATTTTGTATAAACTTGTTGCCAATCATCTTCTGTTGCATACTTACCTGGTAGAGCAATCTTATCGGCTCCTACCATCCGTTGAGCATGAACATATCCTTTTGCTAATGAATTAATATCATTAATATTTTCTAAACTTGCATCACCTCTAATGTCATCTGATAAGCTATCTCTCCAATTTGTTTCTACTGGAGTTTCGCTAACAGACGGTTGAGATACTTGCTCTTCCGCTACCTGTGTGTCAGCCATTTTATTCCTTTACTGATTTATAATTTATAAAACCTTCAATGTGCATAACAACTTGTCGTTGTCCTTCATTAAAAGCTGTTACATTTGCATCTTTATCAAATGTAGTTTTTTTAGAGAAGCATCGTAATCGAAGATCCTCTAAAACTTTTTTACCCTCATCGGTATTAAAAGTTTGTTTATACAGATCAATGATCTGCATTAATTCTTTTGGTATTTGATCTGGCACTATAACCCTCCAACTGCTTTAACCATCGGTGCTGCTTGACCAGCTGCTTGTGCATCGGCTCTTGCTTCTTCTTGCTGTGCTGCTGCTTGTTGCTGCTGTGCTCGTTGGTTACGCATTTCTTCTACCTCTCCATCTGAACGAATTACTTTACTTGGCACTCCTAAGATCTCTACTAAATGTTTAACCAGTTTATCGGTATCAACATAATCCATCATTGGTGCCATTTGCGACATTGGCATAATTATTTCTAATGCTCTCATCATTGCATTTACATCACCTTGACGTTGTGCTCTTGCAAGAGGAGATACATATTCAATATCAATCTCCATACCTTGTAACGTAGGCGGTGGAGAAGGTAACTTACCATCACGCAATAAAATACTAAAAGTCCTATCAATTAACGGTTGCAACATTTCCGATTGTAATCTTCCAAGTACCGGTGCAAGTAATCGCATCTTCTCTTCATTACGTTGCAATACTTCTGTTGCTGTCATTGTTACATTTTGTGCCATTAATAATTGATCGACAAAAAATGCCTGGCGGATTGCTTCTCGTCTTTGGTTTTCATATTCTAAACCAAAAGGTATGTTGGCTCCAATTTGTAATGGCTCTATTCTATCTCTTGAACCACTACGATAAAAATTTAAACCTCCAGGAATAGTTTTAATTGGCATAATAAAACCATCATCAGGAACCAGGAGAGGAGGATCAATAGTTTTTTGTGCAGCACGGATCATTGTTTCCGACATTTTATTCAACATTTTAATATCGCTTAAACAAGTGAATGCTGGTGATCTTCCAAAAATTTCTACGGATGATTTAGTAAACCGAGGAACCACATAAGGAAATTCATTAAATCCCCCTTCCCCTAACATCTTACCATCTATTGTTAAATAAATAGACGTAAAAGGTTTATTGACATCATCAATCTTATTAGGATCTCTTTCTTCTCTTGGCATGACCACATGTAAAAATTCCATTTCTTCATACGGTGCATTCTTACTTAACTTTTCTATATCCTGTGTTGCGGCTCCAAACATATTGAAAGCTGCTCTTGCGGACATTTTAAATTTACGAAATACTGTATCAACAATTCCTTTTTCATTTTCTTGAATATAAATTTCTGAAATATGCCTGGTTGAAAATCTAAGTGCATCTTCATCACTTCTTTCAATAAACATGCAGCCAGTTCCAAATGTAATAAGATCTAAATATAATTCATGGATCTCTTGTTGAAAATTACTACGAGCAAAAGACATGTACATTTGATTTGTACATTCTTCTAACCATTCATTTACCGCATCATCATCATTTAAAAATGGATCTTTAAATTGTAATGAGAACCAGGGGGAAGCTGCATTAGTCAACATCCCATGTAACGATGAAGCTAATAGCTCTGCTGCATGAATAGCGGTGCTGTCATATATTAGTTCGGTGCGTTTTGATCCTCTGGATTGTTTTTTTGTTATATCGGCTCTTCTTGGTAAACAATAATCACCAATCTCTTGCCAATGACTCTCCCAGGTACCACGCATTACTTTTAATTTACTGTACCGATCTAAAATTTCTTTTGCTTTATTTGTAATCATTAATCACCTAAGTTTGTTTTTAATAGTTTTTCTGTTTCCCCTAGAAGGAATGCTTTACGATCTTTACCAGATAGCAACATATTTTTTTGTAATACAGAGTCATACCCTTTTGGTGATCCAAATAATTTCTTATCACCTAATTTTAATTCTTTTTCTATTTGTGCTCTTTCTTCTTTAGTACCACTTTTATATTTGCCACCCATAATTGTAGAAGGTTGATATAATTTATTAACAATCGGTTTTGCAAATATTGGAGCCATTGAAGATTGTAATTTCATTTGTGATACTTCTTGTGCAGCACTAGCTTTAATGGCACCTTTATCACCGTACCTTAAACCTTTTTGATCTAACATCTTTTGACCTTTACTTGTTAAGATAGCTGCACCGTTACTTGATCGCATAATTTTACCACTACTATCGGTAACTGCCATGCCTGGAAGAGATGCAATATTCGATCTAATAATTGCCTGGTCTTGTGAACCTTGCATTCTTGATGGATCACTTGTTTGTAATGTATTTATATTTGAACCCAGTTGATCTAATTTTTTTGCACCAGCAAAAACTTTAGCTTCATTTGCTTTTTTCTTTGCTAAAGCATCTGCACCAGTTGTATGACCTTTTGCTTTTAATTTATTTATTTGTGTTTGTAGTTGGCTTTGTCTGTCATTTTGTTTATTTTGATTACCCCCTACATCTCTTGACTTTGTTGTTACTGTTGATGCTCCCATATTATCCGCCTAACAATGATTTAGAATAAGTATTTGCTTTTGATGTATCACCAAACATTCCTGTCATAATGGTACTAGACTTTCCTTTTTTCATTACTTTATCAACTCCATCTTTCACTATATCTGTGTCTGGAGAAATTTCTGCTGATGGTGGTTTTAATTGAATAGCATCTTTTGCTTCTTGCACATTCATCTTACCACCAGATAACATCATCATTGTATTTACATCTGTTGTTGATGGATTTTGTATATCTGGTTTTCTTTTAATCAATGCTCCCATATCTAACTCAATAATGTTGGCTTGTAAGTATCAGCATCTTCTAACAAACCTTGATTGCTTGTGAGGATAGTTGATTTTCTTCCTTTGCCTTTTGTTGTTGCTACTTCCGCTTCACCAGCTTCCACCACATCCGGATCTTCCATAGTAGGAGCATCTGGTAACGGTTTCATTTCCGGTAACGGTGGCGGCATAACTATTTTAGGTTTTAAAAATCCCATTAAATTACTCCTGTTGTTACTTCTAGCGGATCATAATTATTCTCCGCAATTTGTTGAGGAGCCTTACGATCCCCAATTCCTTGATCCATTGCTACGCACATGGTACGAAAAGCATCACTACCGTGGCTGCTCCAATCATGTACTGGCTTTCCCATCACTTTAAGCGATGGATTATATTTGCGATGATAATGTCTAAGTGCATCAATTAACCCTTCACACTTCTCACGATCTATCCATACTGTATTAAGTCGCATTGATGCTGCATGTAACCCATCTTCTATTGATAGTTTCGGTGCAACACGAAAACGAATACCTAATTCATAAGCTGTTTCTCTTCGGCTTACTCCATTAGAAAAATCTCGTTGTTCAATATCAAATGGAGCAATATGATCTCCATAAAAATATCCTAACTCATCTGCTTTCTTTTCTAAAATTTTAGCAAAGTGTGGCAGACCTTCATCACTTGTTTCGTAGTAATCACAAATATAAACTGTTCTTCCAGCTGTATAATAAAAAATTATAGCGGTGGAGTCCCCAACTCCTAAATCCCAGGCGGTGTTAATTTTAAATCCAGGATCATATGGTACATTTCCAATTCTTCCATCATCTTCCATCTTCTCCATGATCTTGCCATAAACTGATCCAGAGATAGCAGCGGAGAAGTCGCATTCAAGTTCCTGGCGGTATTCATCTTCCGACATGGTATCACGCAGCTGCTGGAGTTCTTCTTCATCCAGGAGTTTTGTTTCCGATACTTTATAGACTTTTACATACCATTTAGGATCGATACATGCTCGTTTATAAATATTATAAAAAAAATTGTTCGTTCCCTTTGGAGTACCTAAAATTAAACAACCCCCCTTGCGATCTGACAAGGCTGGTAAAATAATTGACGTAAAAACTTTTTCTTCCATATCAGCAGCTTCATCAATGACGCAAAAATCAAAATAGTTTCCACGAATTGACTCCCCTACTTCTCCAGATAAAATACTTATCCTGGCACCGTTTGGTAAATCTACTTTTAATTCCGAAGCATTAACTTTTACCCCTGGAATATTTTTTGTAAATTGTATTAAATAATCAAAAGCAATAGACTTCCCTTGCTTAAAGGTTGGTGCAATATACGCATACCGTGGATTAGGCAGCGGATTACGAAACGCATGACGTATCAAATGATGCAGCGATAAATAACTTTTGCCAAATCTACGATGACATAAGAGAACAGCGAAGCGGTGCTTATCTAAAGCTTCATGTATTTCTCGTTGTTCTTTCCTTGGAGAATACGGTATCTTAATATGCATTAATGTATTGTTATGTTTGCACGATCAATAATATGATCTTCTTTAAATTGATTAATGCCTAAAGTTACAGCAATAAAATCTTGAAAGAGTTTCATTTCATCTTGATTAGCAAAACCTACAAATTCAATACGAATAGTTTTTGGTTTATCTCTTTTAGAAATTAAAGCAAAAATTCTGTCAGCAAAATCGTCTAGTTGTTCATCCATGTTTGCGGTTCCATTTCCGGAAGTGTTTATCGTTATATACTGCTCCCCATTTTCCAGGGGGTACCCCCAGGGGATTTCTCAAAAACGAGAGCCTTCTCCCATTAATATAAATAAATCTTTTACCTATCGATCAAATCCAATCACTACCCAGCTACATAAGCTGGAAACAAACAGCAGAAAACCAAGAAGAACTATGGTGTGTCCGGATTGCTGTCCGGATTATTGGCTGGAAGCTTCGGTGTTTCATCAGAACCTCTTAATGTGCGTGTGAGATCTGTGTCATTGCCTTTTAAATTTGGATCTTCCCAACTAAATACAATCTTGTTCTCACCCTTATGCTCATTAATCAGCTTATCATTGTAGTTCGGTATAAGCTTAGACATCAACCATCTAATGTGAATTAGCTTCTCTCTAACTATACTCATCTCTTGTGGAGTATAATTCTGTTCTAAGATCTCCATAGCTTTATCACCCCAAGTGTGTGCTCCATTAATCCTAGCCTTAGTTATGTCATCGTTAAACTTTGTATCATCTCTCATCTCACGATAGATCGTAGATAGTGATACCATTCCTTTACCCTTAATAATCTTTGTTAAAGGATCTCCCAGTTGGAGTTGTTCTAATATTTTTTCTTTTAATGATTTGTTTAATTTGCTCATCGGTATAATTCCTAAATGGTAGTAAGTTCTTTAATGCTTTAATCCTACCTTCCAACGATTGCTGACCGGTACTCATTCCACCATGAAATTTACATTTACCATTGTCTAGTGCTTTACATTGGCAAGGATTGCCATCATACTTCCTTCTAGCACCACAAATGATTTTCTTCGATGGTCTGCCAACCATTGATTAACAGACCATGGAAATACTGATAACATAGCTAAACATAGTTTATGCTATGATACAGTAGTTGTTAGTAGTTTTTGTAGTGTTTGTCTATACCTTTTATTTGTTCTTATCGTTTCAACTAAATCTAATAACACAATCGATAATCTTTTATCTAATGTACTACGATGTTTACCTAACCGATAAGTAATTTGCTTCCAGGGAATGTTAGCAGCACGACACAATAATAATTTACGATCATCTTCATCATCAAGAGTCCATAGTAAATCATAACAGAACATCATTTGACTAATAGATCTATTAGATGGATTAACTCTCATGGTAGCTTTATTCCAACCATAAGCAAACCAATCATCTTGTTTTATTTCCCAGTACGTTGTTATTCTTTTTTTAGGCAGAGGAGATGGTAGCCGTTTTTCCGTTCTAAGTGCACCCTTGAACCATTCCAGGAGCATTTTGCAAGAGATGTCAGATTTAGACAATTAACACCTCCGTTGCATACTTCATTGCTTTTATAGATAATGATTTGTCATCAGATGTTGCCATTTGATACCATTCAGCAAAACGATGTGTGCTTAATCTTTGTCTAACTCTTTGTGCTACTGACTCTAATGAATTTCTTCGATGCTGCTTTCCTTGCACCACAGCTGTGTATGCAGAATTAGTATGTTTTGTTGCATTACTGATTAATCTTTTGACATCAGCTGGATTAACCTTTTCTTCCTCTTTTTCTTCATTCCTAATACTAGTATTTATATTATTATATATGTTAATAGATTTGGGGTTCACTACTGACACCGGTGTCATTTTGACACTAGTTGCATCATGCCAAGTTAGTTCAACAAAGTTTATTAAATATCGATTAGATTTACCCATCTTTCTCTCAACTTTAATAATGTTTAATTGTTCCAGGTGTTTAATTGATCTCTTGATGGTACTTAAAGATACCCCCAACTTATTAGCTAAATAATTCTCTGATGGATAACAAGTTCTCGTTTTATAATTCCAATGATTAATTAATTCATAGGCAACATTCTTAGTAGAGGATTTTAACCCCTTCTTCCGCATGATCTGTTGTAAGATATAAAACTTATTCATAATTCTTATAATAAATAATGGTTGTATGATCTTTATTTAAAAACTGACCAATCTGGTTCATTGATTTTTTTATTTCTTTTAAACATCTTTTCGTAAATTCAATTCGAGCAACTACAAAATGCCTGGTTCTTTTTTTTGATTGTAAATCTGAAAGTTGTATTTCATGTTTTCTACAAACTTGATAAGCTATGTCCAACATACCACCCTTAATAAAAGCAGTATTAGGTGTTAAAAAATTACTCGCTATACCTTTTAAAATAACAATTTCTTTATCGGTTAATTCTTGCTTAGACATATATCCATCCATTTCTTAAATTGTTTGTTGCGTTTTAAAATTTCCACAAAACCATTACTCATGGCATTTACTACTGACTCTTCCTGGAGCATCTTCTCCAAGCCATAATAATAATAAATAACATGTGATAGTTCGTGCCATACAAGAGCAGCACTATCGGCATTCTTTTTGTCAATGATGCTGCTATCTAATAAAATTATATTTTCTTTAGGATGATAAGATCCTTGTTCATCACACACTTCACTACTCATAAAACTATCTTGCAGCTTAAAATGAATAGTCGTGTGAAGAAAATCTACCTTATTGGGTAAGTCCATAAAAAGAGCCTGGAGTTACAGAGCCATTGGTGCGTTTTACAATTCTACGCATATTAGCCGGTTCCGGTTTTCTTACACCCTTACACCATCTCTCAACGGTTCTAGCTGGATTAATGCCAGTAATGCCTAATAATCCGGCTAAAGCCAAATAAGAAATGTTGAGGTTTTTCCTATATTCTTCAAGTGTTTTTGTGTCTGCCATATTCATAATGGCTACGATCTAACATACATAGACCGTATTGCACAACTATTTCTTTGGAACATCACATAAACATTGAAATTATTTCTTAATTATATTACTACGAATTAATAGCCATTGTGGCTATATATTAACCTTGTATGAATATGAAAATAAACCAAATATCTCTTTTCCCTTCTTCTTGGGATAGTTATAATTTTTGTTTAAATCAAAGATTTTTTTATTGGAACTCATCCACATCTAAAGTAACAAGTATGGGATTAGGTTCACAAAAAGGTTTTGTTGCAAATCCTGTTCATGCTCCACCTCATACTTTGTTTTAATTTTTTTTAAATTTTAACAAAGGAGAGAGAAAGATGAACACGATGACAAAAAGATCAAATCGCTTACGATTAGTTGTTAAAGAAAGCGGTAAGACAGCAAAAGAAATTATTAATAGTTTTGATATAATGGAAAAAAATGACCGTACTGGTTCATTACAGCTGCCGAAAGATCCTATTACTATTTCCAGACATATTAATGCTAAAAGATCATTTGATATTGATATGGCTGTTGCTTATGGAAAAGCATTAGACTCAGATCCAGCGGATATTTGTTTTGAACCAATTAGAAAAAATATTCGTGGATGGGTTGATCCATTAGATACTGAAACCGGATGGAAAGTAGTTTGGTATGACAATAGAGCAAATGACTCACAATTTGAAGAAATAAAAAATGTGCGAGTACCAAGAGAATTTTATGGAGATAAATTTAGAATAATTGAATTTAAAAACGTAAAATCTTACCGGCATGGTGGTATTTTAATTTATAGAAAATCAGATGCACTTAATTATAATAATCCACGATACTTTAATCAATTATCTTTATGCCAATTAGGAGATTGGGATAATGATGAATTTGTTGTTGGAGTGCCTATTCCATTAACAAAAAATAAATTTATGATTGTTAATTTAGAAAAAGGTATCATTAAAGAGAGCACTAAAATACGAGTAATACATCCAATAGTGAATATGATATTGCCATCTTTTTACGATAATTTTAAAGATAATTACTAAAATATAAATTTTTTTTCATAGCCAGGTATATTAGATTATATATGCCTGGCTTTATTTATTAAAATTTACCAATAGCCACTTAATAACCAATACAGTTAATTATTGACCAAAGCGGTCTATATTCTCTATATGTTCCCAATGTGTTTACGGAGTGTATATGGAAGGTATTAAAACAACACCAGAATGGTTGTCTAAATATAACTTAGATCACTTTTCACCATCTCAATTAGCATCTCCGCTGTGTGTATGGTTGTTTAAATATATTCTTCTTAATCAAAAAGAGAGAAGAGTTCTTCCAGTAGGTTCCAAAGCACATGGCGGTAATGGTGCAGCACTTGCAATCACACATCTCCTTGCACAAAACATAAAAGGCAGCGAGTTCTATATGTGTGATGAAGCTACAAAGACTATTCGTATTCCTCCTAAAAAATATAGAGATGCTCTTGCAGCTGGATTACGAGTGTTGCATCAAAACCTTGGATGGAATGATAAAGAAAAAGAACAACGATTTGCAAATAAAGATAGTTTACCTGGAGTTGTAGAAAATGCCTTGGCAGCACTTGAACCAGAATTAATAAAAGGAAAAGAAAATAAAATTTTTTGTGAAGAATATATTTCTTTGCAATTAACAGATGTAGTTGTGCCTATTATTGGCAGACTTGATTATCGTAAAGATAATAATTTTTATGAATTAAAAACAAAGTGGAGCAGAAGAGGTAAAATTAAAAAAGATGGTACAAGATCTTTTTATCAAACAAAATGTCCAGCTACTCCACAAATAGCACATGTAAAACAAGTAGCGGTGTATTGGAAAGCAACTGGTTACAAACCACATTTGGTGTACGCATCTGATGTCGATCAAATAGTTTTCCATGAAGGAAATTGTGAGCAAATGAAACCAAAATATTTGGAAGAAATGCTGCAAGAAGTTCGTGTAGCAGCCATTGCACGACAAAAAATAATACAACAAAGTTCTACGGCACAAGAAGCAGCAATGCTGGTGCAACCTCAATGGGATCACTTTATGTGGGATATGCCAGGGGAATGGTTGAGTAGAGCAAAAGACTTATGGAGATACTGATGAAACAAGTAAAAAAAATAATTTGCAGTTGGAGTACCTGGCAAAATATGGATCGTGAAGTAGCGATAAAAAAAGAATGCCAGGAAAGAAGAAAAAATAAAGAAGAACTTAATCCATTACAAAGAAAATTAATCGCAATGGCAATGGTGGATGTAACATGAGCAAAAATTATAATGATATTTTAGCAGCTGCTATAAAAGAAATTAGTGAACTTGATAATGAGCACAAAGTTCGTATTCATAATAAATATTATACAATGGTTCAAGATCGTATATCGATCTTTAGAAAGCATTTCGGATGTGATGCACAAATAGATACAACACAAGATTACGAACCAAACATAGTTCGTTCACAAACAATAATTAAAATTGGTGGTGATAGAGTTGCTAATGGCATTGCAGAAGAAAAGCGAGATAGTTCAGCCATACACCGAACAAGTGCAGCAGAGGTTGCGGAAACGAGTTCGATTGGAAGAGCACTTGCTAATTTATCCTTGCATGGAGGGGAGTATGCTTCTGCAAATGAAGTTACTACTGCTATTGCTCAACAAAAGGAGAATACTGATGACTTAGCTAAAAAGAAAAAAACAACAAATAATAATCTGAACGATGAGGGGAACAATAAGGCTTCCCCTCCGACAATTCCAGATGAGTTAGCAATAGTTTTAGCTAACTTTGATGCTGCAAGGCATCTTGGAGAATTACAAAAACAAGCTGGTATGCACAAAACTTATTTAGGTTCGCTAGATAAGAATTTGTATCAACATGCCACTTTAAATTATCAAGCAAATGAGGAGAGATTAACCAATGGCAGATAACGATTTTAAAACAGAACCAGGAAGAGGTTCAATGTTTGAAAACAATAATAAAAGTGAAGAAAGTAAACACGATCATTTTGGATCATTTGTAGCTGATAGAGATATAAAAGCTGGTGAAGAGGTAAAGTTTAATGCTTACAATAATACTTCGCAAGGCGGTAAAAACTATATCGGTATTCAGTTAAAAAATCCAAATTATAAATCTAACAAGCCACCATTTTAATGGAGCATAAAGATATAATCCATAAGGCAGCAGACCTTATCACCAATGACCGTCAAAAAGATTACGGAGATATTGATGATAATTATAAAAAGTTTGCTGCTTTATTTAATATTTTTTTTACAGAAAATAATAAAATGAAACCAAGTGATGCAGCATTAATTATGGTGCTACTAAAATTATCCAGAATAAAACCTAATGTTTTTAATGAAGATACTTTTGCAGATGCAATCGGATATTTAGGCATAGCTTCTGCATTACGCAAAAAAGAATTAGGCGATTAAATGACACCCAGGCAAAAAAATACTCTTGATGTCATAACTGATTATATAAATACAAATGGTTACTCTCCAAGTTATGATGATTTAAAACCTTTATTGGGTGTTGCATCAAAGTCCGGAGTACACCGATTAGTTATGCAGCTAGTGGATAGAAATAAAATAAAATTTATGAAGTACCGAGCAAGGTCAATAGAATTAATTAATGGCTAGGCATTGGTATTCTAATTTAGAACAAAATCCTTATTCAAAATGGCATCGTCAATTTGATGGCATTGCCATGATCGACATAGACTCTGTTGAGTGTTGTCCTAAATGTTATCAACCACTTGCTTTTATCGAATTAGCAAAAGATGTTGGTCAAACTTTTAAAGCATATACTTTAACAAAAAAAGTTGCTGAAAGATTTGATGTACCTGGCTTTGTTGTTTTATACAAAACCAATGATGTAAATACGATCATACAATTTAGAGTAAAAAGAATTGCTCCAGGAGTAGGCATGATGCACCCAGCAGTAAAACCAAATGATTGGTATAAATATTTAAAAGAACTGCAAGATGAACATGTGTGTGAACGTGATAAATCGTATGGTGGAACGATATGAGTAATTTAGAATTAGTTATTACAGATTTAAAGAAAACAATTTCTGCATTAAAAAAAGAAAACAAAGAATTAAAGATTGCCAAAGAGATGATTTTTAATCGATATGAGCATGTAGTGGAGAGAAAACTAGAAATCAGCCAAGAATTGACTAAATTGAAGTTTCCAGCTGGTAAAATACCCTCACATTTAAGCGACAAAGCAAAATAAAAGAGGGTGCAGTATGATTGCACCCCCCAAAGAAAATACCTTCTGTATGGTCAATTTTTAGTTAAATATACTATCCTCAATAATTTCAGCATGTTCTTGACCTCTAGGATCTTGATAAGTGATATATCCATCCGTAGTAGCACCATTTTTATGTCCAAGTCTTTGTTGTGCTTCTTTATCTGATGCTCCAGCAACCATTTTAGTTTGTGTTGCAAAAAATCTTCTAAAGCCTTTAAACCCAACTCGTTCAATATTGTGCTTATCACAAATTTTATAAATAACTTCTTCTCTTACCCATTTACTGTTTGGAAAAGGATGAACTTGTCTACCAGTAAAATCATGTTCAAAGAAATAATCATCATCACCAATATTAAATTGCTTTTGTACATCTTTAAAAGCACTAATAATTTTTGGAGATAAAGCTACATAACGAACACCATTACCATCTTTACGAAGGTTAGCTGATTTAGTTTTAAAAATATTTTGATAACGATCTAATGCTTCATATATTTTAAACTCACCATTAATTACTTTACTCATTTTAAATAAAATAGCTTCACCAAATCGACCACCAGTTAAATTAGTAAGCCAAATTAAAAGATATAATCTAATGTCATATTCTTCTCGAAGAGTAGAAACTATTGGAGCAATAACTTTTTTTTCTGGTGCTGGTTTATGAGCAGCATCAATAACAATACCATCAACACTTTTAGCTGGTGAAATATAATGATCCGTATCAGACTCATAATAATCTAAAATAGCTTTAAATCGCTGAAACAATTTACCAGACCAACGATTAATATTTGTAATGTTAGGATCTGTGTGAGCAATCAAATCTAATTTAAGATCTTTAACAAATTTTTTATTAATATCAGCAATCGCATATTTTTTTAATGGCTTATCATTAAACATAAAACGACATAAATTATCTGACTCACTTTTATAGTTTGATGCGGAAGCTGGAGATAAACCTACCTTCTGATCTACCGCATATATTTTTTCTCTTTTCTCTAAATCTTTTTTATAATCACTTGCAGCTTGACCAAAATTTTTATCTTTATGTTTTGGTTGCTGCATTGCCAAAGCTTGTTTGCTTATTTCTAAAGTAATTATTTTATCTTTAATTTCTTTTTGGCATTCAGATTTAGTAGCACCACGAACCTGGCTGTATTGCAATTTACCATTTGATAATCTTGCACCAGTTGGTACATCAGCTACCCACATTTTACCTTTTTGTCTTGGTTTGATATTCATTACTTTATCCCCCAAGCTAATTCGATTTCTTCTAATTCTTTTTTGTAAGAAGCTAATCTTCTATTGGCAATGTCGTGTGTATCTTCACGACCAAAAATAAATTTTAAAGGTGGTCTTTTAAGATCTCCTTCATAATGTTTTATATTAGCTTTTAATAAACTAACTCTATCTTTCGTTTCTTGGTCAATCATCAGTATCTCCTTTTTGTTAACCATCATGGTATATATATAGCCATTGCGGCTAATGTTTTCAAGTACGGATAATGTCCGGATCCGGATAAAAGACCAAAAAAAAACCCCTCACATTGCTGTAAGGGTATGTTTTCTGCGGAAAACTGATGATCGGAAGCTGCTAAAAAAAAGTCCGGATTTAGTCCGGATTTTGTCCGGAAATTGAAAGTTATCGAAGGGTTTATCTAAGGTTCCTGTACTGTTATCAGCCAAAAATTTGCCAGTTCAGCTTGGAAGGCTGGAGCTTTACCACTAAGCTACACCCGCAAAGCCATATTCATCAACGATTTTTTCAATCTCTCACCAATCTCCTCCGGATCTTACTCCGGATTTCATATCCATAAATATGAGGGGTGGCTATATCATTAAAATATTTATTGTAAAACTTATTTTTTAGTACAATTTCCACAATGCCAAGTACGCATTCCATCATTAGATAGTATGGGGATTTCACTACAATCTTCACAGCCAGGAGATCGGTTATTTCTTTTATATTCTTCTTGTTCTTCCCTGGTCTTTTCAAAGAACCACATACCAGGAATAATGGTTTTAGGTTTACTTCTTGCCAAACATTTTCACCGCACCGGATGCTCCCTTAATGCCAAAAGATGCCAAGCACGAAATATATAAGAGGTTGGTATAATATGACGGCAAACTGTGGAGTGCTTCAAACCCAGCTTTAATATGAGGTGTCCAACCAGGCACAAATACGGCTACGGCTGGAGCAAGTAGGCAAATTAAAATCAGTTCATCTTTCCAGCTTCCCTTCATTTGATCTACAGCTGATGCTTCCCACTTTATTTTTCCAGCAGCAATATCCTCTAATCTTTTTTTATTTGCTTTTATCTCTGTTAGTTTTGTTTCCGTTTTTAATTTTTTAGTTTCTACAAAACCTTTGACAGCATCAGCCGCTACTCCAAATAACGGCTTTGCTAATAATTGCCACATTAAAATTGTCCGTAAGCAACTACTGCTACAATAATAATAGCAGCTATAACAAGAAGCTTACCTCTCTTAGTAAGTCCATCCCAAAAGTATTTAATCTTTTCCATTTAGTCCTCCTCTCGGATTATATCCGCAAGTTCTTCACAACGATGCGGAGTCTGTTGATGCCATCTACTAGATAAAAGTTCCCTAGAACAAAGATCCCAGTTCTTTTCTTTAGCAGCGGCAATAGCATTTTTAAATTTTGAGGTGCCATTTTCTCCAAGCTGAAAACACATTGAGATCCAGACACCAAATTTTTTATCACTCATGCTCATACCTTCACAAATTCGTGCAGCACCTTCAACAGCTTTGTCAAAGTCTGCTTCGAATATAGCATCCCAGCCTTCTTTCGATGTTGGTACTTCTTCCCCAGGGAGAATGACATGACCGTAACCTCCGGTGAGTTTGTTTTCTGTGCATCGATAAGGTTCTAAGCGATAGCCTTCGTGCCGTTTAACCATCTCTTTAATTTGGTTTAAACTTGCAGCTTCCATCTTTAAAGACATATAATATTTTTACTCCTAATTGTTTTTGATATTTACTTTGTTTTCTATTAATCATTGTGCCTGGCTTCCAGGTCTTTCGTATTGATGCTGTCTTAACATCTATCTTTATTACTTTTCCAGTAACACGGTGAACTGCTACAAGATCAATGGGATCCATGTCTTGTGTTTTCCAATACACCGTAAAATTTTTTTCTGTCAGCCATTTAGCTGCAACAAATTCAGATTGTAAGCCAACCTTTATTTTAGCATAAGACAAAACTAATCAAAAAATCCCAGCCACTTTGCAAAGATACCTAAAATAACACCAATAAATACTAATGCTTTTAAACCACCAGATCCCATTGCAGAAAATTTTTGTAGGTTTTTTATTTCTTGCTGCATTGTTTCTTGACTTTGCAGCATGTGCTTTACATCTGTTCTTAGTTCAGCAATATCTTTTTCCCAATCAGACATTTGTATTTTCTGTCTGTGGTTTTTCTACGCAATACAACATCATTGATACATTACGATCACGCAAATCCTGGTCTATTTCGTCTACTAAAATATTTC